GGTGTAAGGTTTAGCAGGCTTGCGAGCAGCCGTTAAGCCGAGCCAGAGCGAGGTAGGCTGGGAGCGTAGGCCGAACAATGTCTGGCGATAGCCAGTGAGGCCGTGGCCTGCGTCCGACTGTGTGTGGTGGTAGGTGAGCGTATTGCGTGGAGGGGCTGTGCACCGCAACGCATGGAGCGAACACCAATACTCCTAGACGAAGCGCCTTGCGCTGAGGCTTGGAGCAAGCACAACTCAGTTGGATAGTGCTTGAGGTTTTTAGTTTTAACTGAGGCGCCCGAATGTATTTAAAGGCGCCGAAGACAGCAATCTGCCAGGAGTCCATCTGTTCAGGACGACGTAGCAGTATCTTAATCAGTTAGTGGGTCATTTATGACCCCAGACTGATTAATATCGTCTGTTATACAGTGTAGTATCTACATAAAAGATTTTCCCGTACAAAGTATATTCCCCATACTAGTATCCTTTTGTCCTATTTTGTACTGGTTTTTTGTCTAATAAAAAAATACTTTGTTTAAAAGTGTTCGTTTTGGGCTGTTGAACGGATTAAACAGTATAGAGACTGTTTCTTTTTTTAACAGTAGCAAGTCCTTGGGGGACTTGCGTTACAGACTGTATCTAACAACTGTTACAACTAATGAAAACGGGACAGGACTATGAGTTTTGATAAAGGGGGTACTAACCCCAAATCCCTTGCTATGGCAGGAGCAAAGGCTAAAGTATTAGCCTTGGTGGCCGAAGGCCACTCTGTTCATAAGGCTATGGAAATCTGTGGCAAGAAACCAGACACCGTCAGAATCTGGATGCTCAGGGACAAAAAATTTGCAGCCGACCTGACAGAGGCTAAAGCCACCGCAAAGGATGCTTCTTTAGCAGCCCTAGGTATCCCAAAAGAGGAAATAGATTTCCCCCAGTTTTCTGAGATATTCTTAAATCAAAGATTATTTCCACACCACAAAGATTGGATTGACTTACTAGAGGATAGAGAGCCTTCATGGCTACACCCTAGTATGGTTTACGAAAAGGGTGACCCAGCCCGTCTATTGGTTAACGTGCCACCTGAGCACGCCAAGAGTACGGTAGTCACCGTAAACTACTCCACATACCGTATCGCTCTCAATCCAAATATCCGCATTATCGTGGTTTCTAAAACGCTGGTCAAGGCACGTGAATTCGTGTACGCTATCAAGCAGAGACTCTCCCATCCACGCTGGTTAAAGTTGCAAACAACTTTTGGCCCCGAAGGTGGTTGGAAAGAAGATTCAGACACTTGGCGAGTTGACACCGTTTACCTTGGGAGCGATGCTAGAAATTCTAGCGAGAAGGACCCCACCATCCAAGCACTTGGTATGGGTGGGCAGATTTATGGAGCACGTGCTGACCTCATCATTCTTGATGACTGTATTACAACAGCCAACGCCCATGAATGGGAAAAACAAATCAACTGGCTACAAAAAGAAGTTATTACCCGTCTGGGTAAAAATGGTAAGTTACTAATCGTAGGGACACGAATTGCATCGCAAGACTTCTACAAAGAACTCCGTGAGACCAAGCACTGGTCTGGTGGTAAAAGCCCTTTTACTTATATGGGCATGCCTGCTGTTTTGGAATATTCGGAAGACCCTAAAGACTGGAAGACGCTCTGGCCTAAATCGGATGTTCCTTGGGATGGGGATTCTGAAGAACCTGACAAAGAAGGACTCTTCCCGAAATGGGATGGCTTAGCATTAAAGAGAAGACGTAGCGAGGTAACACCATCAACATGGGCCTTGGTATATCAGCAGGAGGATGTCGAAGAAGATTCCATCTTCCCACCCGCTTTGGTGCAAGGTAGTACCAACGGGCAGCGCAGAAAAGGTCCATTGCGCCAAGGCGGCGTGGGACATCCGACTGCGGTAGAAGGTTACACAATTATTGGATTTGACCCTGCCATGGGAGATAAAGCCCACGCAGCATTTGTTGTAATTACTTACAACAGAATAGATTCTAGAATATATGTTTTAGACTGCGTGAACATGGCAGAACCTACTCCCCAAAAAATTCGAAGTACGATAGAAGAACTTGTATTGAAATACAAGCCTCAAGAATTTAGAGTAGAAATCAACGCCCACCAGAAAGCATACTCATTAGACGATGAGTTAAGGCAATGGCTTGGTATGTATGGCGTAAGACTTGAATCTCATATTACTAATAAAAATAAGTGGGACGCAGCATTCGGTGTAGCATCTATGTCTACCCTATTTGGAACCGTACGAGAAGAGAAGTTCCAAAAGAATAACATGATTGAACTTCCATCTACTACTGACTCTGAAGGACTCAAGTCCCTTGTTCAGCAGTTGATAACTTGGAAACCTAATAGCAGAGGTAAGACTGACTGCGTTATGGCACTATGGTTTGCCGTGCTTAGGGCACGGGAGTTCATGCAGCAAACAAATCATTTACAAAAGTTTTCATCTAATAGATGGACAACCAGAGCACAATCAGCACAAAGATACACAATCAACCTAGATGAAGCCTTTTCAGAACAATGGGCCGAAACATACGGATAAGGATATAACATGGCAATAGGAAGACCAAGAACAAGTGGCGGTATATATAACCCTGGTGGAGAAAATGTTGGTCAAGTTTATAAGCCTCAAGGTGCAATGTATACTGGTAGTGGTAACATAAAGCCTAAAACTATTAAGCCTAAAGAATCAGAAGCATCAAAACAAAGAAAGATAGAAACCAAACGAGATGCGGACCTGTGGCGACAAAGAGCCTATGAAAGGTCACTTGGTAAAAATAGATAATAAGTAAAAGCAGATAACTTTCTAAAGTGGTTTTATGACAATGCAACAATTCAAGATAAATAATTTTTTCTATCGTTAGGATATAATGTTATCAGTAAGCCAAATCTCTGCAAGAGTAGAGTCTTTACGTAGTCGTTCATCAGAGCGAGACCGTAGACAACTAGATGTACTTGCTGTGCGTAAAGGACAGATATCACAGGTATACCCTGAGTTCTTTCCAGAGGGTGTAGATGCTAACGTAGTAGCAAACTTTATTGACATTGTTGCCCGTGACTTATCAGAGGTAATGGCTCCACTGCCAGCAGTAAACTGTTCTGCAGCCAATCAGGTATCAGATAGAGCAAGAGTCTTTGCTGATAAGCGAACACGTATTGCAACAAATTATTTTAGTAATTCAGATTTACAAGTACAGATGTATCAAGGTGCAGACCAATACATCACATTTGGTTTCGTCCCATTCATTGTTGAATTAGACGAAGAAGCAGGGCTACCACGTATCCGAATAGAAAGTCCGATTGGGGCTTACCCAGAGTTTGACCGCTACGGACGTTGTATTGCCTTTGCAAAGAAATACTCACTTACACTTGCGGAACTGGTTGCACAGTATCCTGAGTTTGAGATTCAACTATTAGGCGCTGACCGTTATGAGCAGAACCTAGATGCACGTATTGACCTTATTCGTTATTACGATAAAGACCAATCAACCATCTTTATTCCATCACGGAATAATTTAGTTTTATCTCAAGTCAAAAATCCACTTGGTAAAATGCAAGTTGTGGTGGCAAAGCGTCCATCACTAGACGGTGAGATGCGTGGTCAATTTGATGACGTACTAGGTATCCAACTGCTTCGTAATAGGTTCGCATTACTTGCGATGGAAGCAGCAGAGAAATCAGTACAAGCACCAATTGTTGTACCAGGCGATGTTCAAGAACTACAGTTGGGTGGAGATGCAATCATCCGCACCAACTCACCAGCAGGTGTGCGCCGTGTAGATTTAAATATTCCACCAGGAGCGTTCACTGAGCAACAAGTATTACTTAATGAGTTGCGTACTGGAACACGTTATCCAGAGTCAAGAACTGGAAACATAGATGCATCAATAGTCACGGGACAAGGCGTTCAAGCGCTTATGGGTGGCTTTGATACACAGGTTAAATCAGCCCAAGCAATCTTTGCTTCTGCTCTTAAAGATGTTATCTCTGTCTGTTTTGAGATGGACGAAAAATTATTTAACTTTACAAAAACAATTCGTGGTGTTGATGCTGGTTCTCCTTACTCACTTGAGTACACACCTTCAAAAGATATTAAGAATGACTACTCAGCCGATGTTCGTTATGGCATGCTTGCTGGTCTTAATCCAGCGCAGGGACTTATCTTCATGCTTCAAGCACTTGGCGGTAAATTAATATCTAAAGATATGGCTATGCGTGAGTTACCATTTGGTATTAACGTAACCCAAGAACAAGAAAAGATTGAAGTGGAAGAAATGCGTAATGCATTGGTAGGTTCGCTACAGGCGTACACTCAAGCAATTCCGCAACTAGCAGCATCAGGTGGGGATGCATCTGATATCGTGAAAAAAATCGCACAAGTAATTAAAGCCCGTCAAAAGGGAGTATCAATTGAAGATGCGATTGAAGATATCTTTACCCCAGAATTACCTCCTGCTGGTACCGAACAAATGGTTGAGCAAACGTCCCCTGCTCCCGCAGGTCCAGTAGGAGGCTTACCTTCACAAGCACCACAAAGTGGTGGATTACAAAGTCTTTTATCTAGTCTAAGCGCAGGTGGTAGGGCAAGTGCTAGTGCAAGGACAGTAGTAAGAAGATAACTAAGGTGGGGGACAATGACAGCAATAGTTGGAATACAAGGTAAAGGCTGGGCTGTATTAGGTGCAGATACTGTAACCTCATATCAAGATAGACCATATGTAGCCAAGGGATGCGACAAGATAGTTAAGATTGGTGAGTATCTAATTGCAGTTGCAGGTGATGCAATTGTAGGAGATATTCTTAATAACCTATGGCAACCACCAAAGGTAATTAAGACACAAGACCCAGATAGATTTATGATGATTAGAGTATTACCATCTATGAAGCAAACTATAATAGATGGCGGATACGACCCAACACCTAAAACAAAGAATGATGATGACTCAGGTTGGGATGCATTAGTTTGTTTTAATGGTAGGTTATATCAAGTTAGTGATGACTATGGATATATGCGAGATGACAAAGGTTTATATGCGATAGGTTCTGGTGGAACCTTAGCCCTTGGTGCGTTAGCAGCACTAGAGTCTGAAACTAAAACTCATGCTAAAGCATCTGGTGCAGTAAAAAAAGCAATCAATATAGCAATTGAATACAATGTGTGGTGCGGTGGTACTGCAAATGTTAAAACACAATTTACTAAGTAGGAGATATTATGTCAATGATGGAGCAAGGTGGATATAGAAAACCGAATAACCCAGCCCCAGTATCAGGCCCTGGCGCTCTTAGTCAACGTACTGACGGGGGTCCAACACAGCCCGCAACCTACATGTCAGGACTACCATACGGACAGGGACAACAGAATTACGACAATCAAGTAGCAGCACCTATGGCTGGTAATCCAATACCACAAAATTCTTTTGAAGACTTAACACCATTGCTTGCTCCAACTAATCGCAAAGATGAAGTAATCACTAGTGGTGTAGATATTGGTGATGGACCTGGTTCAATTGTATTAGGAAGAATTCCAAATCAAGAACCAACTATTAAAGATATTGCTAGAAATCTTACACAGTATGATGTTTCAGGCGATTCCGAAATGTTGTTTCGCATGTTAGATGATGCTGGGTATTAATGGCTGAAATAAAATTAGACCCTATTTTAGGTGAACTAAGTCCTAATATTTTTAAGGCAGCCCAAGATGCTGGCCTACCTGCTTCTCAACAAACACAACTTAATCAGTTGGCCTATGCCAGAAAAGAAGCAAAAAGATTATTACAACTTAGTGAGGAAAGCGGACGTAAAGAGTTTCTTGAGTTTGACCCAATGGTTCAAGATAATATTAGATATCTTTATTCTAAAGAAAAACGATTTGCTCCTGAGTTAAGCCCACTTGGTAGAGGAATACAGGCTGTTGTTGGCGCTGGTAGTGTTACTGCTAAAGTTTTATTTAGCCCAATTATTGCTGGATTTACAGCAGCGGACAAATACTATAAAACTTTAAATACTCCATACCAAGTTGAACAACAAGCCGAACAACGTATGGGTTCAAGATTTAGTAAAAAACTTATCACTGAAGCATTTGATGGAAAAAATTCTTGGAGATGGGATAAAATCTCTGAGTATGAAGCCAAGCATGGTAAAGCATTAGTAACTTTAATTCGTGGCGTAACTGAAGGTAGAACTCCTGGAGAGTCAATTGACCTTTATGGAACAGCAGATGAAAGTATGGTTAAGGCAATTCAGTTCATGGGTGATGAGCCTGAACAGTTTAATGAGTTGTTAAAAGAAATCAAAACTTTTGCCCAGGTTTCTCCAGGTAGAGATAAAGTTGGCAGTATGTTAAAAGCCGACCCAGAAGTTAATCAAAGTTATTGGGCAACTAAATTACTTAAAAAAGTTGGTATTGATTTAACTGATAAAAAAACACGTACTGGAGTTGCTAGTTTAGTATCTGGTCCTGTAGATGCTACATATCAATTAGGTATTGACCCACTTACATACACTGGTGTTGGTCCAATAATTAAAGGTGCTCGTGCCATTGGTAGAGGTGTTGCTGGTATTCCAGAGGCAGTTCTTCGTTTTGGTGGAATTAAAAGTCGTGGTGAAAAACTTGCCGACCAATTTGTTTTCTTATCTGAGCGTGGCAACATCGAGGGTGGCGTAGATTTTGTTTTTAAACAAGCCGATGTTATTAAGTTATGGGATGAGCAACTAGGTAAAGTAGTTAAGAACTATGCAGATGCAGAAGGTCCCGTTGCCAAGGGACTTGTGTATAAGCAAATACGTATTGACTTTCCAGACTGGGCTAACCTTGAAGTTGTTAAAAAATTAGCAAAAGAAGAAGTCTTTGATGCAGCCTCTGCAAAAAGATTTTTTACAGACCATGAAGATATGGGATTGTTATTATCTGGCCGTGTAGATAATTTTAATTTCCGCAGGAATGGAATTCCTGTAGCAAAGAATTTTAGAAGTCTTACCTCTGCATCCCATAAAGTTATTGACGCTATCTTTAATCCTAACCCTAAGAATTTAAATGTACAGTCTTACCTAGAAAAGGGTGAGAAAGATTTATCAACAGTTTTAGATGTGTTAAAAAAGGTTGCTGATGATGGTGAGAATTTAGTTAACCCAGCGATTAAAGATATTATTGAATTACAAACAGACATTTCTAAAACACGTAAGATGATGAAGAAAATGTCAGTTGGACTTACTCGCAGCCCTGGCCGTATTCTGTATGGTGAAGATGCAATTAAAACAGAGTCAGATGTTAGAAATTTAGCAATGCTTGCTTTGGGTAAAAAAGATACTGCCTATGCATTTACAGAGCAGTTCTTAACTGAGAGTCCAGAGATACAACTTACGATGATTCGTAACCTATACGCAGCGGTTATGATGAGAAGCGGAATGCTTGGTTCACCTAAGGGACAGACAATTGCAGATGAAATCCTTGCTGCAACCTTTAATGAAACTGGTATGTTCTCGACAGTAAAGTCCCAGATACCACTTGACTTAGTTGGAACATTACACCCAGCATTGGTTAGACGTGAAGGCGAAGATTTCTTTCAAGCATCTAAGGGAATTGTTCAACCATCACAGGTTGCTAGAAGTATTGCCCCGCTACCATATGATTTAATTTACCAAACAGCAGCAAGTTCAAGATTATCTGAAAAAATAAACTTTATTAACCTTGTTGGTGGTGCTACAAGAAATAAATTTACAAAATTCTATACAGATTTCTGGACAAACAATACTCTTTTCCCACGTCTTGGAATACGAAGCAGTATTGACGAAGCATTTTTTGGTTTCCTTACACAAAGTACCGCTGCATTGCGTTCATTTGTATTTGGTGGTCGTGCAGGTCGTTCAACACTTGAGGCTGCTACTGGGTCTAAAACAACTCAGGGTATGTACAAGCGTGGATTTTACAAGATATTTCCATCAAAAGACCCAACTCAGAAGTTAGATAATCAAGAACGTTTAAATATTTTAGAAGATACCCGTGTTAAGTTATCAAAACAATATGGGTATGAGGTTGCTCTTGCTGATGTAGCCCATCAAGCAATCAGAGAAGAAACTTTATTACGAGTTCAAGACCTATATGCTGGCAAAATGGGACCAGCAACTATGGATACTATAACTCGTTTAATGAAATATAGCCCAAATGTTTTAGACTCAATGGGTAATTCAGTTGCTGCTCGCAGCATGATGACTGGAAAGATTGACATTGAGTATGTAGATTCAGTTTTTGTTAGCAGTAATTTAACTAAAGCAATTCAAGAAGCAGGACTTGCTCTAGGTAAAAAATATCGTGCTATAGATATTAACAAAATGACAACAAAGCAAATTGCTCTTGCACATTTTGATAACTGGAATATCCGTTTTTCTTATAACAGCGAAAAAATTGCCAATGGTGCAGTAGTAAATCCAGTAAATGCTTTCTATAGATACAAGGCATTAAAAACTAATGATGATTTTATCAATGCACGCCACAGTATTCTTAAAGATGTGGGTGTTGAGAGAGTTCCAAAAGGTTTTAACGATGATTACATCGTTGCAAGTGGAACAAAGTTAAACGGATTCTTATCCTTGTTCAGCACAACTGTGTTATACCGCCAACGTGGTATTCCAGATGTGCAGATTGCCCGTATCCACGTAGAAAATATGCTAATGGATATGCGAAATACTTTCCATGGTGGTCCAACTAACTACAATGAAAAATTATTTGAAGCAGTTAAAGCGGCTAAATCAAGAATCGAAACAAATGCAGAAGGTATTTCAAAGGTAGTTAAAGACCCATGGAGCAAAGCCTCTGCCGAAATAGATTTTGCTAAATTTGAGGACTTAACTCAAGGATATCAACCAGGAACAAATCTACAAACACGTTTATATAATCTTGGTCCAGAAAAAGATATGAAGATATTTGAAGAAGAGGCTGGAATTAACCACCTTTATTCTAAATGGCAAAACTGGACAATGGATGTTATGGATGCAACTGTAACTGGTATCTATCGTCAGCCTATGTTGCTGCTATTTACAGAGAGAGCGCTTAAAGACTTAAAGCCATACGAAAAAGTATTTAAAGACCGCTATGTTAAAAATGCGATTGAAGAAAATCCACTACTTAGCAAGGGTATTGCTGAGGCCCGTGGAAAGGAACATGCCGAAAGACAAGTTACTAACCTAGCACTTACACGTGCCACTGAAGAACTGTTAGAGTATGTAGATAACCCATCGGTTAGAACTAATTTTGCTATCTCTATTCGTTCAGTAGGTAGATTCTATAGAGCAACTGAGGATTTCTACAGACGTGTATGGCGTTTATACACCAAGAAACCTTTGCAAAGTTTATATCGTCTTCGCCTACTACATACAGGTCTTGAAGCATCTGGAGATGTTTACGAAGATGAAAAGGGTGATAAGTTCATTGTCTTCCCAACTGATTCAATTATCAATGGTGCGGTTGAGCCAGTACTCAGAACCTTAACTGGTAATTCAACAATTAATATTCCATCATTTAACGAGTTTACTCTTAAGTTAAGATTACTTAACCCATCTTTCTCACCTGATGCAGGACAACCAGCCTTGGCTGGACCAATTGGTTCTGTTGGAGTTGTAATTTCTAGAGCGATTTTAAGAGAGTTGCCATTTGTTCCTGCTCCAATTAAGGAAAAGATACAACCTTCAACTACTCAATTTGCAGAAAAGTTTGACTCAATAGCACTTGGTCAATTTGGTGACAGAATGACATTGAGAAGCGCTTTAGTGCCAATGTTTGCTGACAGTATATTCAGCACTCTTACCCCTACTGAATGGGACAGGCAAAAAGGAACTGCAATGTTGCAGGCTATTGCTTATGCCCAAGCATTTGGTAATGGACTACCAACAAATGCAACAACTCAAGAAAAAGCAGATTATATTTCTAAGTTAAAAATTTCAACAAACAGCGTTATAGTTGCACGTAACATGCTTGGACAGATATCTCCAGGACAGCCAACATTAAAGGACTCTAAAGACTTACCAGGGTTCATGAAGAAAACTGGTATCACTACCTGGAAGTCATCTTTCTACGATGTATACAATGGCCTACTACGTAATGCTGAAAATGAAGATACAGATGTATTTGATTTAGCCATTGCTACATGGGTTGGACAAAACCCAGGCAAGGTAATATATCTAGTGCCACGCAATACCAAAGAATTTAAAGTTCTTATTAATACTACTGATGAAGTTAAAAATTGGTCAATTAAAAATAAGAAGTTTATTGATACTTATAAGGAAATAGGATATCTATTTGCACCTAAGGCTGGAGAATACAATCCAGATATATATGCTTGGATGCAATCTGAGGGACTAGTAGATATTCCAGAATTTGAAGACTATCTACAGAATGTTCAGGTAGCAGAGGATAAACAAAAGTACTTTGCTATTGAAGATAACCTTAATGAAGCATTGAAAAAGAAATCAGTGTATGGAGATAGACGTCAGTTAATTGATAAAGCAGCACAAGAACGTACCGCTCTTTTGATATCTAATCCTTATCTTGACGCTGAGATTAGCGGTAAAGGAACCAATAGAGGAAATCTAAAGGTTATGTTTAAGACTTTGTCAGATGCAATTGCAGACCCTAAATCTCCAATTGATAAACAAACAAGGTCATCAATGAACCTTGCTATTCGCAACGTAGCAGACTTCTTGAATCTAGCCGAAGACCCAGAACTATCTAAGCGTTTTGACTTTAGTGAAATGAAGTCAAATAGAAAACAACAAGTAGTTAAAATATTAACAGAACTTAGTAAGGTAAATCCAGAAGTAAAAGAAGCAAATAGAATTATATTTACTGGACTACTTAACTACTATTCAAGAGAATCAATTATAGCGGGAATTGAGGGTAGATAAATTGGCTGAAACATTAAATGTTTATGGTGCTCCTGGGTCATCTAATGCCCAGTTAATTAAGAACTACTTTGCTGAAGATACTGAGGGAAGATTAGAGATTGGTTATGACAGAAGTGGTACAAGACGTATCATTACTGTTGCTGGACAAGACAGTGCTGCTTATCAACGTTTCCTTTATGTAACTCCTGATGGTAAGAACTTTGCCATTGCTGATTATAATCAAATCATTCGTAATGTTAAAAAAGATGCTGGCGGTAATATAGAACAACTACGTAGTAGTTTGTATGCCAAAGGTTATTTAACAGAAAAAGAATATTCAACAAAATCAGATACTGGTCTTAGCGATGCTATCCTAGATGCTGCCAATGACCAAAGCAAGCAAATTGTAGAAAAACTTTTATTCGACCCTAATGCTTCTGGTGATTTAAATAACTTTAATAATTGGCTTAACTCTATGCCTAATTACGCTAGTGGTGGTGGACCTAGAGACCGTGCACAAGAGATAACTAAACTAGACGCTAATCAAATGATTGATGCGTTTACAATAGATATGCTTGGCCGTGAGGCTACACCTGCTGAAAAAAAATCATTCTTTGATACAGTAACTTTGGAAATGAAGAAGGCTGTTGTTAAACAAAAAACAGTTGGTGGCAAATTAGTTGAGTCTGGTTCTTTATTAAACGATGAAGACTACTCACGTATATTAGCCGAAACTATTAAGCCATCAGTTCGTGGTACTTCTTTAGAAGCCATTGCTTCTGGTACAGGTTCTATAGCCCAAAGCATTTCATCTTTAAAAAGTTATGCTGCTAGTTATGGTATTAAGTTAAGCACACAGGAAGCCCTTGATGATGTACTTGGTGGGCTTAAACCAGGTGGTAGTTTATCTACTGGTAAACTAGAGCAACAACAACAAAAGATTCGTAATCTTGCTAAGAGTTTCTATACAAATCTAGGTGATTCTATTGACAATGGAATCAGTATTAAAAATCTAGCAACTCAGTTTGCTAATACAAAGTCTCAAGTTTTAGAAGTACCATCAGAATCTTTAGATGCGTTTGATAAAGATATTCAAATAGCATTAAGAAACAATGGTAAGCCTGGAGTTATGTCTACTACAGAGTTTGAAAAATTACTTCGTAATAAACCAGAATGGGGCAAGACTAAGAATGCTAGAAATGAAGCAGCAGGATACGCTAACGATATTCTTAGAATGTTTGGATTGGTAGGATAATGGCTAAACCTAAAATGTCTGCAGAAGAAGCAGCGGTTCGTAAAGCACTTGCAGCGGTCCAGGCTGATACTGGATTAGCAAAGGCACAAGAAATAATAAAAACTGGCGTTGTTCCTGTAGCAACTGCTACTGCTAAACCTACTTATGAAGAATCAAGAAGTTTAGTTTCACAGATATCTGACCCAAAAACACGAGCAGCATTTGAAAAAGCCTATGCTGGTATAGATGTTCAAACACAAAAAGTTGCAAAACAATATGAGGACCTTGGTTATGTATATAATCCAAATACTGGACAAGCAACTCCTAAAGTAAATACTGATGTGGTTAATGCTAATTTAAATAAAGATGCTGGCATTAATAAAGATGCTGTAGTAGATAAAGATACTAGAGATGCTTTTGCATTACTTACTTCAACTTTTGCTTTATATGGATTAGATGAGTTGGCCCCAGTTATTGCTGAATTTATGAAACAAGGTTTAACCTCAAATGAAGCAATTATTGAATTGCGTAAAAACAAAACATATCAAACACGTTTTGCTGGAAACACAACAAGAACTGCTGCTGGTCTTAATGCATTAAGTGAGGGAGAATATTTAGCCCTTGAGGATAGTTATTCAGAAACACTTCGTGCATATGGGCAACAAACATTATTAGGTACAGATAAAAAAACACGACAAGCCGCAATGGCTAACATTATTGGTGGAGATATATCTGCTGTTGAATTTAAAGATAGAGTATCTACAGTAGTTACCCGTGTCGAGAATGCAGACCCATTAGTTAAGAGTACTCTACGTGACTTTTATAAGATTACAGATACGGAATTAGTAAGTTACTTTTTAAATCCAAAAGAAAATCTACCTAGATTACAAGAAAAGGTAACTGCAGCAGAGATTGGTAGCGCAGCAATTGCACAAGGTGGGCTTACAACTAGTATGACTAGTGCGGAATCCTTGGCTAAGTTTGGCGTAGACCTAGCAACAGCACGTAAGGGATACTCTACTATCTCAGATGTACTTCCTACTGCTACGAAGTTATCACAAATTTATAATGAAGATAAGATTAATTATAACCAACAGGTTGCAGAGGAAGAAGTGTTTAAAGGACTTGCCTCTGCCCAGCGCAAGCGTACGCAATTAGCAGAAAAAGAAATAGCATCTTTTAAGGGTTCATCTGGCGTAGGAGATGCTGGATTGTCAACTACATACTTGCGTAGAGGTTCCTCAGCAGGTCAGTTCTAAATAGATTCCCCACACGGATAGACCAGCCCCGTGGGGTGTATAAGTCTGGTAGCAAGAGCCAACCAATTTCCCCGAATTGACTTGTGGCTTGCGACTAATCAACGAATAGAAGGGTGGGTTGCTATGAGCAACAACTACTGGGATGAAGAAGAAGACGAAAACCAAGATAACGATGCAAATCTGCAAGGCGATGACTTAGTTAAAAGACTAAGAAAAGCCAAACGTGCAGATGAGAAACGTATCAAGGAACTGACTGAGCAACTTGAGGGATTGTCCAAGGTGCAGCGTGAGAGAGTCGTCAAGGAAGTCCTAGAAAAGAAGGGCGTTAATCTAAAGGCGCAACGCTTAATTATGAAAGACTTAGAAGACATTAGTGAAGAGTCAGTTAATTCTTGGCTTGACGAAAATGCTGATTTGTTTGGATTAAAAAGCGCAGAGTCTGCGAATCCTGAACAAGAACTTAATCGAGCAGCCTTAAGGCAGCAAGATGTTCTTACTCAGAATTCATTAACCCCTGAACGTACAGAGGACTTGGAAACAAAGATATCTAATGCACAATCTGCAGATGAAATTCTTGCCATCCTCCGTGCAAATCAATAATTAATCCATAGTAATTCTAATCACCTTGGAGGTGACAAATGCCTAATGCATACACAGGAGTAGGTTCGTCCACACTTGGAGGAACCGCTGGTGGTGCAGGTCTTGTCCAACAAGCATATGACCGCTTATTGGAGTTTGCTCTCCGTTCTGAACCACTAATTCGTTCAGTCGCAGATAAAACACCTGCCCGTCAATCAATTCCAGGCTCAACCGTAGTTCTACAGAAGTACGTTGACTTGGCACAAAAGACATCTACTCTGGCAGAAACAACTGACCCAGACGCAGTAGCACTGTCAACACCAACAACAGTTTCTATTACTCTTAACGAGTATGGTAACTCAGTGTTGGTAACACGTGCGTTGGAACTATTCAGCCTTGCTGATGTAGACCCAGCAATCGCAAACATTATTGCTTACAACCTAGCAGATTCTATCGATGCAGTAGCAATGGAAACATTGCGTGGCGGAGATAACAAGATTTTCTCAGGTGCTACAGCAACATCTACAGTAACAGTTACAGCAGCAGCAACAATTGACTCAGCAGATATCCGTAGGGCTATCGCTAAGTTACGTTCTGCTAAGGCTGTAGCACGTAAGGGTTCACTATACTGGGCTGGTATCCACCCAGAGGTATCCCATGACCTACGTGCAGAGTCATCATCTGGCCAAGGCTGGCTACTTCCTAACCAATACGGTTCTTCACAGGACCGCATCTGGGCTGGAGAAATTGGTAACTACGAAGGTGCATTCTATATTGAATCACCACGTCTTTACTCAGCCAAGGATGGTGCTGACCAATCAACATTAGCAACAACAGCAGTAACAGTAGCAGGAACATCAGCAGGATTTACATTCGGCGTTGCTTCTTCTGCAGTAATTGCTAGCCGTGCTGAGGTTGGAGACAAGATTTCAGGAACAGGTGTTGCTTCAGGTGCAAAAATCACCGCAATTTCAACATCAGGTTCAACAACAACATTCACTGTAGACACAGCAAACACTGCTGCAGTTACAGCGACAACAGTTGTAACCGTAACTCCTGTAACTCGTGTATTCCGTACAATTATTGCAGGCCAGCAAGCAATGGCACAAGCCGTTGCTGAAGAGCCACATGTAGTTATCGGACCAGTAGTTGACAAGTTAATGCGTCATCGCCCAATGGGTTGGTATGGCGTTCTTGGCTTTGCTCGCTACCGTGAAGAAGCACTGTATCGAATCGAATCAGGTTCATCAATCGCTGCTCTTTAGTAGCAATGAGGGGTGGGGTTTACGCCCTGCCCCTCTCTTAATAAAGGACTTAAATGACTACATATGTTTTTGATACACCAATAGTTAGAGAAGGTCCAGCGGGTGGACACCGCTTGTTTTACTTTTATAAGTTAAATCGTGGGATAACTATTATTCGTGATAATGGTGTATATAAGCAAGTACGCTACTTAGTAGATGAAGATTTACAGAATTACCAAGAGGTTTACCTTGGCGGCAGCCGTCATATAGTTGACGAAGATACCAAGACAAGATTAATTGCAGGCAATGTTGGAGTTACAGAGGCTAACTTCACAGCACAATAGGGGGCAGTATGGAATGCGACCACAAGAGTAAGGTTCTTGATTGGGCATATGAATTAAAAGATGGTCAGATGAATCAGTATGTATCCTTATATGGATGTACTGAGTGTGATGCTACATCACCTAAACCGTTTATAACTAAAGAAGAAGTTTTTCAAGCAGACCATAGCAACTGTGATGCTAATCCTTGCTTTGGATGTAAGGCTAAAGGATTACAATTGAGCACAGGTGATGCCAATGGCAGAGCATCTATGCCAATGCGTAAATGGGAAGGCGAACTAGAAGCCTATAGGAATGCTCGTAGACAGGGTATTCAACCAGCAGGAACTACTATGAATAAGATAGTTGCTGCAGAGAAAGCATCAGAGAATTTGGGTAGGGCTTACAATGCTGAGAAGGACCCAAATGCTAAACACATAGATAAAAAAACCGCTAAAACAATCAACGAACTAGGAGCATAATATGCCAATGGTAGACGGAAAGAAGTTCCCTTACACAATGAAGGGCAAGGCTATGGCTAAGAAAGCAGCCAAGAAGTCAGATAAGAAGATGGTTATGAAGAAGATGACCATGAAGAAAATGGGTAAGAAGAAGTAATATGGCAATGCCAAATAAAAAACCAAAACCTAAGCCTACTGTATTGAAAGGCAAGGCAGCAATTGATGCATATCAAAAATCAATATCTCCTAAAGATATGGTTGCAGCGGAGGCTGCTGCTAAAAAAGCGATTGAAGATAAGTATCCAGGACTCTTTATACCCGAAACTAAAATCTCACCACCTGGACGTAGAGGTAGATAATGAAAGCCAAAAAGGGAATGGGTTTCAAAGCAGCCCAGAAACAGATTGCGAAGAAGCAAGGAATATCTATGGCAGGTGCTGGCGCTATCTTGGCTGCGGGTGCGAGGAAAGCAAGTAGTGCTGCTAAGAAAAAGAATCCTAACTTATTAAAGGTTAAAGGTAAGAAAAAATAATGGCATCATCTGGTAGTTACAAACGCCATGATGGTTTTAATCCAGTTCAAATTAAAGACGGCCTAGTGGTTCGTATGGGTAAAAACGGAATCATTAGGTCTGTTCTTGGAAGGTATGGGGAGTATGGCAAAGAGTCCAGCGTGGACACGCAAAGAAGGTAAGAACCCTCAAGGTGGTTTGAACGCCAAAGGTAGGGCATCTGCTAGAGCACAAGGCATGAACCTTAAGGCACCAGTTAAGGCTGGTGAAGCCAAGAGGTCACCTAAGTCTGCTGCTAGACGTAAGTCTTTTTGTGGTCGTATGTGCGGTATGAAGGCTAAGTTAACCTCTGCCAAAACAGCAAAGGACCCAAATTCTAGAATTAATAAATCACTTCGTGCTTGGGATTGTAGTTGCAGATGAAGAAGAAAACTAAATCTAAAGTTAATGAGGCTGGTAACTATACAAAGCCTAGTATGAGAGCAGCATTGTTTAAGAAGATTAAGGCTGGTTCTAAGGGTGGAGACCCAGGGGAATGGTCAGCACGTAAGGCACAATTACTTGCTGTGCAATACAAGAAGGCTGGCGGAGGATATAAGTAATGGCACTTGCTAAATCTCAAAAGTCTTTAAAGGATTGGACTGCACAGAAGTGGAAAACTTCTGACGGTAAACCATCTAAGGGCAAAAAAAGATATCTACCTGAGAAAGCGTGGGCTGCATTAAGTCCTGCCGAAAAGGCTGCAACCAATAAGGCTAAGGCTGCGGGTAATAAAAAGGGCAAACAATTTGTTAAGCAACCAAAACCAATAGCCAAAAAAACATCTAAGTACAGATAAGGTAAATTATAGTGTCTACTCTAAATAATATGGTTGATGAAGTTCTTATTAACCTTGCTGGCTATACCCTACAGCAGGATAAATCTACACATCTTACTGCAACATTAGCCACTACAACATCTACCATTGCTAGCCCTACAATTTTACAACTTGCAAGTACAGACCTTGGTAAAGGTACTATTGAAATTGGTGAAGAATTATTATGGGTTGATTCATTTGACCGTATTGCTAGTACGGCAACTATATCCCCGTATGGTCGTGGCTATCTAGGTACCACACCATCTACCGCTGCTGCTGGAAGCAGGGTTATTATTAGCCCAACCTTCCCACGCTACGTAGTAAAGCGTGCCATCAATGACACAGTTCGAGCATTAGGCTCATCTATCTTTGCAGTTAAACAGACAACCTTTACATATAATGCAGCAGTTAGTACCTATGAATTAGAGAATTTAAATATTAGAAACATATTAACAATGCACTGGGAAAGCATTGGTCCATCTAAAGAATGGATTCGTGTTAAAAGATTTGACTTTGATGCACTACCAGAGATTACTACTTGGGGTGCTACATCACAAACAGTAACCATTGGAGATATTATTACTCCTGGTAGAACTGTAAAGGTTGTATATGC